ATGACATTTCCATATTCGAAGATTTTCAACGCTTCGCGGGGCGGATACGCCTGCCTGCATCACTACCTTGCTCCATTGCCATGGTTTGTTTTTCTTCTGACGACAGCCACGTCCAGCGCCTACGCCGACAGCACCCTTCAGGTCACGCAGATCAATGGAAGCGCCGTTGTAACCGGCACTGGAAAAACTCTTGCACAGCTTGCAAGTACCACACAGAAAAATACGAACTCTCTGGCCTCCACGACGTCAACCGCAAGTTCCGCCTATTCTCTGGCAGTCGGAGCAATCCAGACATCACTGATGGGGGTCGCGGGCGGTCTGGCCGTGCTGGATTCAAGCGGCAACGTCACGTCTCCGGTTTCCACAACCGCGGCAACGGCCAGTGATTACTCCACAGTTGGCTGGAATGATCCGGTCACATGGACCACCAATTCCGGATCAGCCACCCAGTACGGCAATCCGAAAATCGCCTTCAATCATCGCTGGACAATGGGATATGACTCCTCCGGCAATGGTTATGTGGATGACTATATGCCGCCCAACCATCTGCGTCTGGGCGGTTCGCAGGAATTCGATGGGGTGCCGCTTTTTGTGCATAACATTCCCTACTCCGGCGGCAATATGGGCATTGTCGAAGGCGTTTTCATGCAGTCGGAAAACATGCGTGGATCCATTGCCGGCGTTGGACCCAGTTATGCCAGCGGCGCAGCGGCTTACGACAACTATGACGCTGTCGCCCGCTATACATACGCGGGGCCCAGTTCGCCTGTTTTCACTACCACAGGCAGCGCCATCACTGCGCCTGACGGATTAACCCATATCCCAACATTCTATAACTGGGGCGCGACTTTTTCCAATCCTCTTCCACAGCAATGGTCTGACTGGATTAAATCGCATAATCATGCCCGCATGATGACCAATGAAATCGGCGTCAATCCTTCCAGTTATAAAAATGCAACTTTTGTCGCTGAACTAACGGGATATGCGACAAATGCGTCAGGTCTCGTCACCAATGTTCAGACCGATGGGTGGCGGATTTTCAATCAGACACAGAACTTTCCCAATACTGACACCAGCACGGAAACACCGGGAACGACCTCGCTGGACGGCACCACGCCCGCTATTGACACGGTCTGGTCAGACTTCTCCGATCCGGCGATCATGTTCGGGGTTTACACAAAAGCCTTTGATAATAACGTCATCTGCTATCTTCCCGGCCCAACCCCACACGCATCTCCGGGAGACATCAACGACCCCACAGGAAAAATAAACAATCAGGTTCGTAGCTGTGAAGGTATTGAATATGATCTCTGGAATGACGATACGTCCGGAGAAACCGCCTATATGCAAGGCATTACCGTTGCTTACAGCGGCACGACCTCTCCAAGCCCAGATAGCTACGACATGAATCTGGCCGGAGGCAATGCAAACACTCTCGTCCTTTCAGGCGAATGGTATTCGATGAATGTCGCCTCACACTCCTTTGCCTCCGCAGGGTATGGTGGCCCCGCTTATAGCAAAGGCTCCCAGAAGGTTGTCGCAGATTTTGCACAGTCGAATAGACCCGGATGGGATGCGGATACAACATGGCCTGCCTATTCACATGATATACGTCTGACAATCTGGAATACCCGCAACGCTGACGATACCAGCAATCAGAATGACTACAACGACATTACCACCAGCATGGGCGTTCAGATTGATGGGCACAACGACGTGCACCAACTTTCCATGGATGGAACGACTCAGGAACATCTGGAATTTAATCCCGCCAATTATCCCAATGGCATCAGCCTATGTGGCTACACAGGTTGCGGCTTCTCCGTAAACAGACAGGGAACCCCGGAAGTCGACGATAATCTTGTTATCAATGGCGGAAAATCACTTATCCTGATGAATGCCAGCAACGCTCTTGCCGGTTATCTTTATGCCAGCACGGATGGGAACATGCATGTTCTGGGTGTAAACGGTCCCACGAAGAGTACATTCGTTATTGATGCAATACTAAAATCAAATGGCGCAATAAATGCACCAAGCAACACCTACAGCTCATTGCCTACTACAAACACGAGCTCTGGTGATCAGCGTTATTGTTCAGATTGTTACTCCAGCGCTTCAACATCGACCAACAGAGGCATTCCTGTGTGGTGGAATGGATCAACATGGACAGATTCACTCGGTGTTGCAGTAAAAAATTAGAATTTCAAAAAATACATTGAAAAAGTAAATGGCAAAAAAATTCGACGAAAATTACAGCAAAGAAGTCTATAGTAAAATTTCAGAATTTCAAAAAAAAGGTCTTTCCATAAGAAATATTGCAAAAATAACTGGCGCAAGCAGAAGCTATATACATCGTTTATCGATCAAAATAGCACTTTCTTCAGGTTCCATGAAACAGGCCAGTGAAAGGCGTAAAGAAGCGGGATGGGAACCTCTTGCTCCCGGCAACCCAATTTCGTGGGATGCTATAAAATTAAAGCGAACACAAAAAGAATCACATACAATCTAAACGAAAATTAAATGACAAAAAAACAGAAGCCCATGACCAGGGCTGACTTTATTTCCATCTGTGATTGCGTGTCAAAAACAGGCAACAGTTCAAATTGTATGAGACTCGCTAACCGCCCTCTTAGCGATTTATATTATTACTTAAAGAAAAATCCCGACGAACGCCAGAGGTTAACAATAGCACGAACTTTTTTTCACGATGAAATGACCGCCGCAGTCCACGACCTCGCTTTCGGCGGCATCCCACAAATAAGAAGAACAGAAAAAGGAAAAATTGTTATAGATGAGCGAGGAAAACCTATCATCGATAGAATTCCAGACACCCGTCTTATTACAACACTCCTGAGGGATCATTCAAGTCGCCTCGCCCGGGCTGAAAAAGCAGATCTTTCAAATTCCAACCAACACTCAACAGAAGAAAGGAACACGAGACTCAGGGATGAAATAGTTTCAGACCCACCACCCAAGGAAAGCAATACGAAAAACAAAGATCACTATGAAGATTGAAGACAGAATATCTCTGACACCACCTCAAATGAGCATATATCAGCAAGGATGGAAAAAAGACGCAAGATTTCGTGTCGCAGCCTGCGGAAGAAGATTCGGAAAAACATTTGAAGCTGCGGAGGAAATCCGTCGCGCAGTAAAAAATGCAGTTTCCAGAAATATCAGCCCTGATAATGAGATATGGTATGCCGCACCAACCTACAAACAGGCAAAAAAAATATTCTGGCCAAAATTGAAAGCCAACATCCCCAAAAAATGGCTTATCCGCCCTCCAAGAGAGACAGAGCTTTCCTTGGAAGTCGGACCACAGGGGCATATTATACGCATTGTAGGATTAGAAAATTACGACTCACTGCGCGGCAGCGGTTTGTTTTTTTTTTAGGTGATGAATGGGCAGATACTTCACCTGAAGCCTGGACTGAAGTAATCCGTCCAATGCTTTCGACATGCGAGGGTCACGCACTCTTTATCGGCACACCCAAGGGTAAAGATCATTTTTATGATCTTTACCTGAAAGGCCAGCAGGGAAAAACGCATGAAAACGGTTGGTGGTCATGTTCTTACACCACCCTGGATGGTGGCAATGTCTCGCCTGAAGAACTCAGTAATGCAAAAGGCAGTCTGGATATTCGTGTCTACCGACAGGAATATGAAGCCTCTTTTGAAACATTCTGCGGGCGCTGCCTATATGCATTTTCACGAAAACACTCTGTTAAAAATACCATTTATGATGAAAAAAAACATGTCCATATAGGTATGGATTTCAACATAAATCCGATGTCGGCGACAGTTTGGCAGGAAACAACTGATAACAATGGAAATTTAACCACGACACAAGTAGACGAAATAATTATACAAACATCGAATACCGACGAAATGTCACAGGAAATTCTGAAAAGATACGGAACAAAACAAATAGATTTTTCTGGATCAGAAAATTATTCTACACAACACATCACAGTATATCCAGATCCCGCAGGGCAGGCCCGCAAAACATCAGCTTCGGGAAAAACCGATATATCTATACTCCTATCATATGGAATAAATATAAAAACAAGAAAACAGTCTCCACGAGTGCGTGACAGGATGAATTTCATGAACTCCATGTTTGAAAATTCATTAAAAGAAAAAAAAGCTTTTGTTTCTTCCAAATGTATAAAAAGCATAGAAAGCTATGAACGTTACGCTTTTATACCAGGCACATCTGAGCCAGATAAAAAGCAAGGATATGACCATCTTGTAGACGCCAGTGGTTACTATTTATACTTCAGGTTTTCTGAAAATACATTTGACATAAAAACAAATAAAATTCTTGATAGATAGGAAAAGAAAATGGACTGGCATGAATTAAAAAAAAGCATGAATTTTCCAACACAATACTGTGAAAGAACAAAAAATCTTCTTGCTCTAGAAAAAATTTTAAATGGTAGTCTTTACGATCACATTCGATATCCTTTTTTTAAAACCTGTGGCGGAGATGGTTCCTATATTCCTATCAACAAAAGACGACCATCCATCAGAACACATTTATGTAATATCGTCGTTGATGACACTGTCTCACTGCTTTTCAGCGCTTCACATTGGCCTTCCATTCACATACAAAATGAAACAGAAAACGAAGATTGTGAAATAGAAGCCAAAATCAGAAAAATTTGTTTTGATCTCAACCTGCCCTCCCTCATGGAACAGGCCGCTGTAATCGGCGCTGTCGGTTCAGTTGCGATTCTAGTGCAGGCCATAGACAATGAGCTTGTCATTGAGCTGAAAAGAACATGCTTTCTGGAACCTACGTTCTCACTTCTTGACCCAAGAAAACTTGTTCATGTAAGAGAGCAGTATATTGTCGATGCCGAGGGATTAAAGAAAGCCGGATTCGGCGAATTTCCTGATGGAAACTATTGGTTTACAAGAGATTTTACCGAATTTGAAACTGTCTGGTACGATCCCGTACGAGTAGAGTACAATACAGAAAAAAATATATCTCTGACAAGAGACGAAGAACGCTGCACCCAACATGGATTAGGTATTGTACCTATTGTCTGGATCAAAAACCTTCCGTCAGCAGATCCAAATGCCGCAGATGGAAAATGTACTTTTAGTGCTGGCATTGATGCGATGATTGATGCCGATTATCTCCTGTCACAAACCGTAAGAGGTCTACGATACTCCTCTGATCCAACAATGGTGCTTTCTGTTGATGAATATCAAATCTCAAATGGTTTGACTTCATCGTTTACAAAAGATGCCTCCCACGCAATCGCTTTGCCGCAAGGTAGTGATGCCAAACTTCTCGAAATTAATGGAACCGGAGCAGCGGCTGCTCTCAATATGTGGCAGGCCTTACGCTCTCTTGCTCTAGAAGCAATGCACGGTAACCGCGCACATGGAGACCGGGTCAGCGCGGCTCAATCAGGACGGGCAATGGAACTGATGTGCCTCGGTTTAACATGGCTGGTAGGCCGACTACGCAGATCTTATGGTGACTGTGGATTAGTTTCCGTTATAAAACTGATTGTTCTATTTACTCAAAAATTTTCAGATTTGGAAATTTCAGGACATAGTTATGGAGCGCTTCAGGTAAAAAATATTTCGTTAGTCTGGCCTGCATGGTTTGAACCGACCTTTGGAGACATGCAGACTATCGCCAATGCGGTGCAGTCAGCAAAATCATCTGGGGTTGTGTCAATGGATACCGCAGTCAGAATGATGAAACCTGCAACGCATGTTCAACATGTTACTGAAGAAATAAAAAAAATATTGAACGACAATGAATTATCTTAACGACAATAAATCAATGCCGCTGTGGAGAAAAAATGGACGTAAACTCTGTCTCATCTGAAAGCATGGGCAATAATACATCAGATGAAGCATTCAATGCACCTCGATCAGCGGCCGACAGTGTCGCCAATGCATTTTCAAGTCAACTTGCTCAAGTTCAGGCAGACCTCGCTGCATCCAAAGCATATGCCGTTTCTGTCGAGGCAGAATTGGCCAATCTAAAAGCTGAAACTGCGACTATGGTCGCCAAGCAATCACAAGAAATTTCTAAAATAAAAATTGATTCTGAAATAAAATCACAGGCTATTTCCTCTGGACTAATCGATTTGGATTGCTTGCCACTTTTGAACTCCTCAGAAATTAAATTAGATGAAAATGGCAATATTCTTGGAATTGATTCTGCCATAGCTGATTTAAAATCAAAAAAACCTTTTCTTTTTTCTGATACCGCTCGTTTTGGAACAAACAATAGCACATCTCGTTCAGTACTTATTCCAAAAGCTAAAGCCAACACAGCCTTGCCAGTTAAAGATATGTCCGAATCTGAATATAAACGCTCTTTGAAAAAAGTAGCCCCTTCATACGCTCGTAGATACAATTGAGGTCGAAATTTAATGGCTATTGATAATTTTCCTGCTCAACTGCAACCTATTATCCAGGAAGGCTACCTGGCACGCGAATTTTCGGCTGGTCTACAGTCTCGAATCGCTTTTCGCGCCATTGCAGACAGAGAAATTTTTCCCAACAGAATTGGTGAAAGTATTACTAAAACTCGCAAAGGCTTGAAGGCACCAGTTACAGTTCCAATGAGCCCATCACAAAATACCAATTTTGATAATGGCCTTACACCTTCGACCTGGTCCGTTGAACAGTACACATTAACAATAAACCAATATGGTGATACTATTGATCTTAACGTTGTTAGCGAAGGTGTTGGAATCAGTGATCAGTTTCTCGCCAATGCAAACACAAATGGTATCCAAGCCCTTCAATCACTAGATAGAATTGCAAGAAATACACTTTTCTCTGGACCATCTTCCGGTGTTGGCGGCTATATGGGTGGAAACACTCGCGTAACATCTTCCATCAGCGCCTCCAGCACCCAGATTTCGGTCGACGACGTCCGTGGATTTGAACGAGTTCTCAACGCAACAGGCCAAGTAGTGTCAGTCGCTCAATCGTCAGGCATGACTGTAACCGTTGGAAGCAATGCCTACACTCTCATCAGTACCACATACGATTCTGTTAATACCTCCACTGCTCCCTTGGGAATATCCGGAGTCCTGACGTTCTCTACGGCAGTCTCAGTGAGCGATGGAACCGAAGGGAATGCAGTAGTCGCTTCAACTGCTCCCCTTGTTCTTCGCCCTAACAATCGGCTTACTACAGCACAGTTGGTTGCACCGGAAGGAAACTACGGCTCGAGCAATTACATTACTGGTGATACTCTTGGTATCCAGACTGTTCTTTCTGCAGTTGCCGCTTTGCGAATGAATAACGTGCCAACTATCGACGGGGCATATCACTGCTATCTTGATGACCAGCAGATGCTCGGTCTTTTTCGTGATGGCGATTTTAAATATCTTTATCGTGGTGCCTATGGCAGTGAAGCATATCGCTCAGGCTCCATTGTAGAACTTTTAGGCGTACGATTTATTCCCACTACTGAAGCTCCTCTACAAGCATCACTCGGTAGTGGCGTCATCCATCGGGCTATCGTCTGTGGTCAAGGCGCCTTAATTGAAGGCGACTACAATGGATCAGTTGATATTCCGGATAGTGATCGTGCTCTCGTCGAAAATGTTGATGGAATCATGATGATCACAAGAGAGCCCTTGGATCGTCTAAAACAAATCATTGCTCAGTCTTGGTATTGGATTGGCGGCTTTGCTCTTCCAACAGATGCTACAGTCAATCCTTCAATTATTCCGACATCAACGAACAGCTACCTAAAACGTGGTGTTATTATCGAAAGTCTCTAGGTAGTTAAAATGACCCAGATATTTTCTGGGTCACATTTGAAAGTCTATTTCTATGCTGGAAGACGCCTTAAGCGAAACAGAAAAAGTCAATGTAAGACGGTATTGCTGGTATCCCGCTCGTGGAAATAGTCATGTCTCTGGAAGTTGGTTATATTTCTCCCATTATGGAATTTTAGAGCATAGGTTATGCAATTTTTCAAATGAAGAAATAAAAATAATCCGTATTATGTTAAGTAACCTTTCAATTCTTGAGAAAGGACCTATCTCCTCTGCTGATAATTTAGATACATATAAAGCAGCAGTCTGGACTCACAATAAAAATGAGTTTTCCGATAGGGTGAATTTATTTAAGCAACAAAGGCTTGAACTAGTTAAGTTTATAGGGATTGATGTCGGACCAGGCTTCCAGTCTCTATCAATAAAATTTTCCGTATAATGGATATAGATAAAATACAAAAAAAAGTTGCTTCTGGATTTAACAAAGCAGCGAATATCGCAGGTTTTTCTGTCATTCAGATACGACCTCAAAATTCATCTATGCCTACTTCTTCAGATAAAATATCTATACTCAGATGCCTTATTGATCCATCTCCATCATTTTCTGGTCTATCTCCAATAATTTGGGGACATAAAATTTTATTTTGCGCAATTGACACTGAAAATGTAAAAATAGGTGACTATCTTGAGGTTCAAGAAGATTTAAATATATGTAATATTTCCATAGATATTTATTTTGTTGCTCGCTTTGAACCTTGGAAACCTTTACTTATAGTTCAAACAAACAAATCCATATCTTTCTATGAATCTGATGTATCCTCTGATAATAATTTAGTCGGCTTACGTCCACCATCAGGTCCTGTCTGGAAAAACGACATTCAGATAGCCTCTAATTATCGAGTATCAATGCTTGAAATATCAGCGTCAGGACGCTCCCCTACAGGGCTAGGAACCGATCTTTCTGTCGGTAACTGGGAAATACTCATGCCACGCATTCCTGATGTAACATTATCTCAAGGACTAAGAATTAAGGATATGGATCAAAATTGCTACCATATACTCACTGTTGAGGAAACGCAGTTTGGATTGCGGTTAATCGTAAAAAGTGATCAAGCATAATGGCTACAACTTCTGAAATAGAGAACATCATTTGCAAAGAGATATACGATTATATCTATCCAGACAATTCTAATGGGATACTTAGCTCATCTATTAATCAAGACGTAAAAATTTCACGTGGCTGGCCACAGGAAGCTGAGATATCTAGAGACTTGATGTCTTCATCGGAAATATCTTGGATAGTTGTAAACCAACAATATGGGCAAACAAAAAATAAAACACGATATGGAAGAAAATGGAAGTTACTTGATGAAGAAAATTCATTTGGTATAACGTTAGATAATTTTATAGATTCTGCATATTATGTTCAATTTAATGGTTTATCTATTCATGATGGCTTAGCTGGAATAGTTATAGATAAATCTGCATACCCAGTGTCCGTTAAATCTGGGCAAAATTCTCAGACTATTGCAAAAAATATATATCAAACAATTCAAGAAAATTATTCCGGAAAAATTTCGTTGGATGGTTCAACGATAATATCAAAAACAGAATTACCTATAAAGGGGTTTTGTGGAAAAAATACCACAATGTATCAGGAAATTAGTAGGTTAGAAGAAACATTCTGCACTTCGATTTTTTCTTCATCCATCATCAATCGGGATAATATAGAAAATGCCGTGATGGCATCCTTACTATCTGGAGGGTTCGAAAAACCTTTGATTGACTTCTCTTGTGCCTGATTTCAGGTTTTTAGCGTGTTGACTGCTGCTTCCCTGGTCTAACTTTTACTCTGGGTTTTGAGCAGAGCGATGGTTTCCTGCTCTGGATTGCTACGCGGCGGCGTTAATCCGCTCCAAGAGGAGAAAGCGGCGCATATTATAGACGATATTGGCCAGCCCGACCCTCATGGTGGCCCGCGTTATGCCTACGGTTCGGACGAACAGCCCCGTCTGTGATTTCTGATCGGCAAAGACATGCTCGACACGCGACCGGATAACGGACTTTCCTGCGTTGGATCTCTGGATATGGCGTGGCATAGGCTTGAGATGCGGCTTTTTCCTGTGAACCTTCGAGACAAAGCCCTGCTTTTCCATGAAGTCCTCATTGGCTTTTGAGCGGTAGGCTGTGTCTGCCCAGACCGTTGAAGCTGTATTGCTTTTATCAAGCAGGCCCTCCCTCAATCGCGCGCCATCACTGGCGGCGGCATCTGTCGTCTTCCATTTGCGGATCAGCCGAAATTTCCGGTCGATGGAGATGTGCGATTTATAGCCAAAGAACGGGATGGCCAGATCTGTTGCAGGGATACTCCCGTCCTCCTGTCGCTTCGCTTTCGTGAACTTCAGGGTCCAGCGCGCATGCCTGTCCTTGTGGGACAGCTTTGACGGCTTGTCCTGCCAGTCCTGAGGGATCCGTCCTTCACGCAGATCCGCCTTCTCCGCATTGGTATTGCGCTGCTTCGGAGCCGCTACCAGCGTGGCATCCAGGATCTGGCCTGACATCGGCAGATAACCAGCGTTACGCAGGGTTGCGTCAAAGCGATTGAACAGACCACCAATCGCACCAGCCTGGGTCAGACGCTCTCGAAACAGCCATACCGTTCTGGCATCAGGTACACGGTCCGACAGCCCCAGACCTAAAAAGCGCATGAAGGAGAGACGGTCGTTGATCAGGTATTCCGTCCGTTCATCGGACAGATTGTTGAGTGTCTGGATCACCAGGATCTTGAACATCAGCACCGGATCAAACGGTGGACGCCCGCCTTTGCTCCCGTCTGAATAGGCCAGTGCCTTGTCCAGTTCCGGGCGGAACACCTCAAAATCCACAGTCCGGGAAAACGCTTCAAGCTGGTCGCCAAGACCGCTTAACCGAGCAAGCCGCTCTTCAACGTCAAAAAATCCCGCCTGTTTCATAGCGCCATTCCTCCAACCAGAACCAGAAAAATGGAATCACAGCGTAGGCCTCAATACCAAGAGGTTTTTAGAACCCTCCATCTTCGAAAAATTTATCAAACCCCAAATTTGATAGAGGTATTATAAATTTTAGGGATAGAAAATTATACGACAATAATTTAAATGCTAACGTATATCGCATCGATCTTACATGGTTTATAGAATTTTCAATTATATCTACGATTTCCTGCCCTCCATTATTATGGCCTTCCGCTGATGTGAATGCACTAGAAATAATAGGAATCACATAAATATATTATATTAACATAGTACAGGATAATAAATGACAATTATAACTCAATCTGGGACATTGAATACAAATTCTCTTTCTGTTCCAGATCTCTATATTCAAATTCAGACAAGTGGCACCACCTCCTTATCTGGTGCACAAACTGACATTATCGGCGTTGTCGGAACTTGTTCATGGGGGCCTAAAAATACCCCCTTGGTTTTTGGAACTTCAGCCGACAGAGCTGCCTATTTTGGGTCAATGCAAGATAGCCCATTTGATTTAGCAACCATATCATCCACTGCTATTTTACAAGGTGCCTCAAATTTTGTTGGTGTAAGGGTTACAGACGGAACAGACACATTTGGTTCTGCGCCCGTTCTTCTTCAGAATGAAAACCAAACGTATCCGGTTTTAATCAGTTCAAAATACACTGGATCAGAAGCAAACAATATCACCTTTAATATTTCTGTTGGATCTGCCCCAAAAAGCTGGAAAATAACAGTAAATATGCCGAATTATCTACCAGAAGTATTTGATAATATCACATATCAATCAGACAATAATTTATTTTGGAACAATCTTGTTTCTGCAATAAACAATGGCCAATCATCTTCTCGTGGACCGAGTTCAGTAGTCACTGCAACATTAGGTACGGCCACTGATGTAGTTCCCAGTGCCGTGAGTACAACTGCACTGGTCGGTGGTACCGATGGAAATTCTGCCGTAACAGCAAATACACTATTAGGCACCGATGGTATTCTTCGGACGGGTATGTATGCCCTCAGAGGACAGAAATGCAGCCTAGGCGTTCTTTCAGGTGTTACAGATGATACAACTTGGTCTACTCAGGCCGAGTTTGGTTTGTCGGAAGGTATCTACATGATTACATCCGGTGCTTCAGGTGAATCTATCGAAACAGCTTCAATAAAACGGAGTTCAATCGGCGTCGACAATTATAGCCTGAAAGCTATGTTAGGTGACTGGCTTTATTGGTACGATAGTGAAAATTCTCTTACGAGGTTGGTGCCTCCTACAGGCTTCGTCGCAGGACGCTTGGCAGCGCTTTCTCCTCAACTTCCTAGCCTCAACAAACAGATATACGGTGTCATTGGCAGTCAAAAATCTGGGCTTGTAAGTTCTGGACAAAACCTAACTTACTCTTCTGCTGAGTTGACTTCTCTTTTTACAAATGGGATTGACGTTATTTGCAATCCTGCTCCTGGAGGAAGTTACTGGACAGTAAGAGCAGGCATCAACATTTCAAGTAATTCAACGAATAGCGGAGATGAATACACAAGAACCACTAATTTCATAAGTGAAACCCTCGCCGGCGGTATGGGAATCTATATTGGTCAACCAATATCCCCATCTTTATTCACAGACATTGAAGCGACATTAACCGGATTCCTTTCTGATTTAGAGCAGCAAGGCGTCATAGGTACATCCTCTGGCAGTACACCCTACTCTGTTATCTGTTCTACAAAAAACAACCCTCAGTCTCGGACATCCTTAGGATTCTTACAGGCAGATATCAGCGTGACTTATTTCGGAATTAACAAGAAATTTATTGTTAATATTACTGGGGGGGCCGGCATTACGGTTTCAAACAACTAATGGCTACTACATACACTCTTGGTCGACAAGGCTCAATCATTCTGATCTGGAATGGAAACAGGATTGATATTCAGGATGTTACTGATTTCAATGTCCATCAAGAAGTTCGAGTGCAGAAAGTTTCTCCACTCAATAAACCTCCTGTTGAATTCAATACACCAGCAGGATGGAGAGGATCATTCACAGTAGATAGAGGAAACTCTTCTTTAGATGATTTATTTAACACAGATGAACTTGCTTTCTGGAACTCAAACACTATTTCATCTGGAGTACTGTATTGTTATATTCAAGAAAGTGACGGGAGCACTTCAAAATTTGAATATAGTGGCTTGAGTTTATCTTTTTCAAACGCAGGAAAATTTACGGCCGAAAATGTTGTGTCTCAATCTGTAACATTTTTTGCCAGTCTACGAAGAGCTATATGATCGATGCAAGATAATGTAATTAAAATTGTTTGTGAATCTGGAAAAGAACTTATTTATAAAGAAATAACACCAAGTGAAATGCTCGATATCATTTTGCTGTGCGGTCCGGATGGCTCAAAAAACGAAACCTATATTAATATAGTTCAGCAATGGTGTTCAATTCGCTCTATTAACAATATACCCGTTCCATTCCCAAGAAATAAAACCATGCTCGACGTTCTCGCTAATGATATCGGTATGGATGGTATAAAATCTATCGAAGAGCATCTTATTTCTATGGAAGACAATAAAAATAACGATATTGATGTAATAAAAAACTAGCTTCCTCTCCATCTTTATCAGAAATAATTACTTTGTTAAAGGCAAATATTCCCTATGATCTGATCATGCAGTGGGACTGGCGTTTGCGGGCTGCCGCTATTGTCGTCATAGGGAAAATGGATGGAGGGGATTTTTCATGGGAACGCCTTCAGTGGTCAGAACAAAAATAAGAGTAAATTTATATAGAAAAAACAATGAAATAAAATATATATTTTTGCGAAACCCTATACATACTAAAAATATATATTTTTATTTAAAAAATAAAATAATTACAAATTTTAAAAGATATTCAAGAGCATTTAACAATCATACACGCCATGGAATAAATTACTCCAACACATCTCAAGCATTCTATTTTCACAGCTTAAATAACATTTACAACAATAAAAGCCATAAAATAAATATAGAAAAAAATTCAGGCGATAAAATAAACAATTATATTAAAAAAATACATAAAAATACAAATAAAACTAAAAATTATATTGAAAATAATTTATGCAGCTTTTTAAAAAAAGTAGAAAAACTACATAAAAGGAAACACATCAATTTAAAGAAGGATAATTTCAAAAAACTTTTTTATTTTCCTTTTCATTATTATATTCATAACAATAATATTGATAAAAATAAAATTTATAAAAATTCATCAAATTCAGTTAATAAATTTGATAATATAATAAAAAATACTTCTCAAAATATAAAAAATGCACTTTTAAATAAATTAATAAAAAACGAATTTTTTACAGAAAGACGGGCAGATTCAAATTATTTTTCTTTTCTCAAATCGTCTGAATCTGATAACAATACACATTTATATAGTTCACAACTTAACACAGATCACTCCATAAGAAAATATGATAAAAATTTAGACATTCATGACATTGCAAGCATGGTTGAATCTCAACTCAACCAGTCACTTCGTTCTCCTCCTAATGGCTCATTAATGTCATGGGTACAAAGTGTTCCAAGCTATCCTGGATTACATATTTAATGAGTTTTTTAGGAATTGTTTCTTCTATAGAATCCGCGATTGGCCCTCAGAATTTTACATTAGGTCCAATTAATTTTTTGGATACTGAAGTGCCTTCTGAATTATTCTGGGGAGGGCATCAGGCAACAGAAATTTTTTATCAGATTGGCGGCGCTAAAGTTGTTATTCTCAATGGATATTATGACCAACCGCTGACTTGGCGTGGCATTTTTCGTGGCAATTTTGCCCTTCAAAAAGCAAGAACACTGGATGCCATGGCTCGCAGCGGCAACTCCTACAGCTTTTCAGGTGGTGGTATTTCACGAAAAGTTGTGATTACGGCCTTTCAAGCATCCTACACAACTTGCGGAACAATCATTCCTTACGAAATTTTTTGCGAGATTATTCCCCAGACAACTGCAAATACATCATCCACTTTATCTTTTCTTTCTAATTTAGTTAACTCTGATATTTCAAGCGCATTCTCCACAATAACAGGAATTATTTCAAATGTTACTTATTATACAAATTATCTAACAAACACAGCCAGCACCTATGCAGGAGAACTCACTCCTCTAGCCAACTTAATTGGAGAAGGTGGAGAAATGTCGATTTTGAACAGAAAGCTTTCCGGTCTATCGACGCAAGCAGGGGCTCTATCATCTTTAACTTCCAACCTAGAATTTACAGATTTACAAAACAATATCTTGTCGTCAATCAATTTAAATTCTTCTGTAATCAACGCCTCAGATGCAGAAATATCATCTATTTCGACTAATTCAGGAGATAATCTAGTCTCAGGTTCTTCCGCTCTGATCGCTGCAACTGCACATTCGGGGATTTTAGCGGCATCATCTCTCAATAACGCCTACCTAAAGCGCTCATCTAGCAACATTTCTCTTTCAAATATATTGTCATAAAGCCAACATGAAAACAGGAAAAATTATCAATGTAAGCGCCAGTGACGTTTCACTATGGCATATCGCAGCAAAATATTTAGGTGACGCAACACAGGCAAATAGAATTATGGCTCTCAATAATCTCAACGATACATGGATTTTGTCAATGACCACTCTTACTTTACCAAGCTATGATCTCAGCCAAGGTGGAGGAATTATCCAATAATCTATTGAAGAGTTCTCAGAACCTCCATTCGACTTTTTCTGCATTAAGAACGACTTTCAAAACCACGTTTTGAGTGCCTGAAAGCATATTGAGTGAGCATGCGATCGTGGTGAATACCAGATGGATGTTGACCCTTCGTTCGCAGCGCACGGTGACGTGTCTGAAACGTGATATCCAGGCGAATATGCGCTCGACGACCCAGCTATGCTTTCCGAGCTGTGAGCCGCTTTCGATGCTTTTTCTCGCAATACGCTGCCTGATCCCACGGCGGGACATGCGAAACGGCAATGTCTGTAATCATAGCCTTTGTCAGCGTGAAGCTTTTCAGGGCGCTGACGCGCCCTCCCGGGCTTCTCCTGAATGGAGGGCAGAGTACCAGCAGAGGTTTCAGCATCCTGCTGTCATGGACATTCGCCCCGGACAGCAGGACGGTCAGCGGAATAGCATGTCGATCAGTGATGATGTGATGCTTCGGCCCGGTCTGACGCGATCCTTAGGGTTCACTTCCTCCCCTTTTTTGTGCTGCAATGGACACACTGCCCACACAGACCCGGCCCAGTGGATGCAGGTCAGTAATGTCCGATGA